ATTCCAACGGGGCTTATATTTTCGCTATTATAAGGCTTGTAACGAAGGCAATCGTATAGTTTAGTCTCAAGTTGTTCAACCCTCTTATGTGTGTTAAATAACCAAATAACAAGCACTGCGGTTGCTCCATGTTTCTTTATTAGTTCTAATGTTTCTTTCATGGCTCTATTATTGGTTCAATTGGTTGTTCAGGCTCTATCGGAAAAGGTGGCGCTGGTGGTGGTGTGTAAGGGCTCAAAGGTATTTCTAACAAATAAGCATATCGAGTTGATGCCACATCTATACTATCCTGTTCACTAAGGAAAAGAAAATAAACATCATTTATGTCCTTTACAAAATTAAAAAAGGTATCCGCATCAATGAATACACCTTGCAACTGTTCGGCTGTTTCATTGCTTACTATTCTACCGTATAAAATTTCTTCTACCATATAAACTTAATATTTGATCTGCTGTTTGTTAGTGTTCCGTTTCCTGTTGGTTGCCCTGTACTACCCACTTTATACATACTTCTTGAAGTTGAGGTGTGTGTATCTGATCCGCCACCGCCTGAATTCCATGTTCCTTTGTTGTTTTTCCAAATCACTAAAATATTTGAAGTTCCATTGTATTGAAAAGGTGTATCGAAATTCATTCTTACCCATGAGTTATTTGCCGCTGTAAAAGTAAATGAAGCTTTAACAAGGGTTAAATCACTTATCGTTAAATCGCTAAAGTCAACCGCTGGTGCTGAATCAAATTGACTTTGTGTAACGTGCGCTAAATATATTTCTTGATTAGCCATTGTGTATGGCAAAGTAAACCCGCTAAAATACATTTCTATTCCTAACATCGGAATTGCAGCACTAATCACTTCACTTTGTAAATAAATGTTTCCACTTATTGAGTAATTATCTAAAGTTGAAAATGGCGTATAATACGAACGTGTAGCCCCTGTGCCCACTTGAATTTCCATATCAATGGCACGACCTACAGCACGTTGATACTTTTGCACCGCAACGGTTTTGTTTACTGATTCGGTATCTGTTAAGCCATCTCCTATTGAAGCAAAAGCGCATTGTTTTGCTGAATATAATGCAATTGCAGGGCTTGTTGTTGGATTATTTCTTGCGCCTATTAAAAGTTTGTAATTAGGTAATGAAGTAGTATCATTTGTTGTTACGGTTGCTTCTGATGAGGAATTTCTATAACCTTCTCTATCATTATTAGCCCTTTTCGATCCTATCCAAAAACCCTTACCATCCGCCGTTGTTGTATAGCTAACAATGCTTGATATTCCACCACTTGCAAAATTAAAAGCACTTCTTAACTGCAAATAATATTGATTATTTGTGTCTGCCGCTCCGATTTCACATTCTGTCCCCACAGTAGTAGTTCTTGAGTAAAAAGATAAATGATTACTCGAACCCGTTAAATTTGATTGAGAGTTAATAAAAGTATCCGCATAAGTAGCCCCGTTAGGCAGCATTCCATTACTTGAATGTGTCCAACCCGTTGCAAAAGTTAAATTAAAAGTGCCAGGTTGTTTTAAGTTAACCGCATGAGATGAAGCCGAACCACCCAATACAGGGTAAAGTGCTTTTTCCTTAGTCCATACACCTATTGATTTAAAATCTAAAACAAGTTGATTAACTGCGCTTTGTTGCGTAGTATCAGTGATGTTAGCGGCACTAATATATATTTGAGCGTCAGGATCTAATGAAAGACCTCTAAAGTAGCTCTTTGGTGTGATGGCTAAATTAGTTCCTATCATTCTGAATAAGCTATTATTGATCCACTAGTTAAAGTTAAGTTAGTAAATACAGCATCACCCGGTGCGTAAATGATAGCGCCTTGTTTTAATGTCTTTCCACTTAAACCAATTGATGTTAAATAATTAGTTGTTGTGTCAGGTGCAAAGCCTCCTGTTAGTGTTGCCACCACTGTATCAGCTTGTACAATAAAGCAGTAATATTTTTTACCTGTTCTCGCAACTGTGTTATCAATATATTCGCAACCTCCGTTGCTTGTTAGTCTTAATGCGTTTGCCATGTCTTTTATTTTTTAAGTACCTTATTTTTTATTGAATGAAAAAATCTATTAATGTCCCAAATGTTTGACTCGTTGTAAATGTGTTGTTGTTTTGAAAAGATATAGTATCACCTTTATTTACAGCTATTGATAGTCCTGAAACGCTTGTGTTTATTGCAGTTGTAGCGTTTACCGCTAAATCAATAGTTGTTAGCGTAACGAATGAACCTCCATTTAATGAGTATTTTATTTGAACCGTACCAGATGACGCATTTATTTTTCTAATCGTAATAAAGGCTTCATTTATAATGCCCGTTTTGTAAATTGTTAATGGAGCTATCGAGTTTGATGTAAATGCTGTATAGCTTATTATTGCTCCGTAAAAATAGAGCGCAGTTCCCTGAGCCGTACTTGCATGACCTACTGTTTGATAAAATAGATTTGAAATAGTTGGTAGTTGTGATGAAGGAACTTTTCCTGTACTATCTAAACTCGCATAACCATTCGCAATGCCTTTATTTGCGCTGTTTTCAGGCGTATAACCAACGCCAACATTTAATATAGACCAATTAGTCGATGTTTGACCCGGTGAATCAACCAATGCACGTACAGAAGAACCAACAACAACGGGTGTTCCGCCTAATGCACCACCAGTTGAAATATACCATAAATCACCTTTTAAAATTGCGCCTGCTGCACCACTACCGCCAGTTGATGGGAAAAGATTACTCGAAGCATTGTAATTTCCTCTATCATCTAATAAACCAGTAACTAAGCTATCTGCATACGTTTTAACTGCTTTTTGTGAAGGATATAATGTATCTGAGTTTGCTGCAAAAGTACCGTCAATGCTTTTGTTTGAAGTGTTTTCAGGTGTGTAACCTAAAGCACTTGATACGCTCTTGTTTTCATACCTTGTAGTTCCTGAACTCCAAAATATACCTTGGTTGTGTGTTGGACTAGGAGCGTAAACATCATGGAGTTCGCCGATTTCATAACCATTGTTTATCTTACAATAAATTTTTCCATTGTTAACATGTGAATAAACTACGTAACCGATAATTACTCCATGATTTGGCGCCATTGGTCTTACATTTGTTATTCCACCTTCAACTGTTGGGCTTAAGTAAAGTATGTCCCCATCTGTCCACGTTTCACCTTGTAAACTACCAGTTGTATTTATATTTATTATTTCACCTATTACAACTATTAGTCCAGTTTGATTATTATCAATGTTTTCATACGCTATTCCGATAGTATCGGCACTATTAGCGTCATTATTGGCTAAGGCATAATCAACCGCAAGCCTTTGCCCTTGGGCTGTTTGAACTTTTAAAACTTTGTAGTTTGTAGCCAATAAGTTGTCACCTGTTTTATTTACTACAGTTAAAAATAAATTTTCAGGGTAACTGTTACCGCCACCACCTTCAGGCACATAATCTAAGTTTAACCATGTGTCAACTCCGTTTCCTATTTTATAACGTGGTTGGTCTGTTCCTGTATAAAGTACATCAGTACTCAAAGCCATTTCACCTGCTAATAAAACAGGATTGTTAGCTGTCCAATTTGTTGATGTATCTCGTCTTAATTGTATCTGTGCTGTTATTGTACTCATGCTTGAATAATGCTATTTGTATAAGTTGTGTTTGATAGTCCCCCATCTATTGCGCTAACCTGAATTACTGTATAAGTTTCCCCACCTTTTAAAGTAGTTATTACATCACCATTCTGATTAATTATAGTTACTAAGTTAGATGTACCAACATTAACAATGCTTTGATTAAATGGGATTTGACATGTATCATAAGTGAAAGGCACTCGCAAGCTAATATCAAAATAATAACCAGCGTCTTCATCATCAAACCTTGGTTCACTAAATGGGTTTAAAGTAATATTATCACTTAAAAGTTTCCATCCGTAAATTGGTGAACTTACCTGCGCAATAACGTCTAAACATATTTGCTGAATGTCACTAAACAATTCTAATTCGTTTTTTTTGCCCTTTATTAGTCTATCTGCGACATAAATACGGAGCGCATGAAGGTAAGCGTTGCCCTGAATTTGAGAAGGCTCATAATCAACCCACATTGCGGGATAATTAGTTGTGCCACTTGTTGCAAATTCTTGAATTGAACCATTACCAAAAGAGCTTATTTGATAATGAGCATTTGCAATGTTATTTAGATTTTTTATTACTTGGTTTAGTGTTACCATTCAAATAAATTTTAAGTACTTCTATTTTATTAAATAGTTTGTAGCCTTTTTTTTTACCTTCTTCTTTTTTCAAATTTTTCTTCATAACTATAATATCTAGGTATTTTTCCTAAGTAGATTCCGCAATCATAAGAATAACCACGTGGATAAATAGTATCGAATCCGCTGCCCGGGTTATCGTACAAAGGATAACTAGCTGCATTCTGAAATAAATAATCAATCATTCTTTGTGTGTGGTATTGTGCCTTATCAGTAACTAGATTCATAAATTGATCTAATTCATTAAAGTCAACGCCTGAACTATTATCACTGTTTTTTCTTACAATATTTTTGTTAGTTACTTTATAAGTTAAGAAAGGAGCAGCCTCAACCATAGCCCACCATTTCAAGGCGGGGATAATATAACTATTAAGCAATGTTTGATTTAATACCGTCAAGGTATTAGTATCAATTTGATTGATTATTTCGTCATAGATCCCCGAACCAATGTAATTACGAATGTGTATTTTTTGAGCTTCTTCAATCGCTATACGAATGTATTTTTCATCTACGTTTGGATCGATGAATGTGTAATCTTTTACGTATGTAGCTGTTAAGAATAATATAGTTGCCATTATTATTTATTTTTTTTTCTAACTAGATTTTGAACCCAAATGTGCCGACAGTAAGGAGTTGTAACATCTCCGCCTTTTCTTGTCCACCAACCTCCTCGATAACGCCAAACATCATAACCAACTATTTTACTAATATTTTCGATTTGTGGTCTTGTAAATATTTTGTTTTGATTAATTAGTTTAACGCAAAATTCTCTACTTGTTTTTAAAAGATCATCTTTTAACTCTGGTCTTTTTTCATAAGTGTACATAATACGTAAAGATTCAACACTACTTCCCTGTTCATCTAGTACACTTTTAGCTTCTTTACTTGGCTTTCTTACCTCTGTCTTTTGATCTCCGCTTGTTTTTTCACTTACTTCAATAGCTCCATCTTCAATAAGCCTTTCCATTACAGCATCTATTTTTTTTCTGTTAACTTTTAAAGCCTTTGCAATTTCTTCATTTGGTAATAAAGGATCTTTTTCTAATAAAGCTAAAACGTTTCTGTAAATTGCTTTTACTTCAAAATCTAAAATGTCAAAATTATAATTTTTGATTTCACTCATGAATACTTTTTTTTCATCTAGATCACCGTACATAAAACGTTTGTCTAGAATCTCATATTCATCGAAGTTCTCGCCATTATCGCTAAACACTTGTATGATACTATCTAACTCACTATCATTTGAAAAGCATTCGCATTTATGTTCGTCAAAACGATGTATTGCGCTACTCACTATTTGTTTAGGCTTTTCTTCTAATGGAGGTAAACCGTACATCTCTCTCACTTCGTTTGGAGTCATTACCTTTATTTTTTCTTCAATAGGTAGTTGCTCTTCTAGTGGTTCAAGCTCTTTTAAATAGATACGATTTGAAAACCCTTTTATTTTAAGTAAATAGTTAAAATCTTTCTCAATCTCTCTTTGATTTGGTATTATATAAGTATTCTTGTAAAGCTCATAAGCATCGTTTAATTGATCTTTAGTGCCTAACTCACCGGGCGTTTTAATACCTACTAACATAGGGTTAGGGATATGGTGACCTATAATAAGTTCTTGAATAACTTGATCATTTAATCCGTTTAACTGTTCATCTACATTCTGAGGGGTTAAATGTTCTATACTTGGCGCTGAGTCTTTGCTCATTGAAAAATTAATCAATAAGCTGTTAGCCCTGTCAGTGCCTGTAAATTTTTCCTTTAGTTTAGCTTCAATTATTTCTTTTTCTTCGTCCGTTGGTCTACCATTTGCGAAGTTTAATATAGTGCCTGAATTAAAGCCACTTTTAATCGCATTTAAACGATAATTAGACAGTTCAACATCTACTTCAGCATATACAGCGCTAGCAACGTAATCAGGTAACGGATAAGCCTCTAAATCGGGTCTATATTCTTTTGAAACAAATATCTGTCTGCCATTTGGTTTTTCAGTATCAAATAAAGGAATATACTCAAGATCAGTTTCTTCAGGACTTTGTTTTTGTTTGCTCCAATCTTTTGAATACCAGTAACCATCGGCATCTTTTGCCTTTCTTAAATTGTTGTAAGGAAAATGCAATAAATCAAATGATGTTCCCGCTTTGTTCCAAATTACCTCTAAATAGTAACCTCCAAATAATTTTTTATCTAAAACACATTTTCTAATAACGTCTTTTAATGTATCAAAGTTTGCGTTTTCTTTATTAATGAAGGCATTTGCTAAAGCAACATCCTGTAAACTTAACCCATCAGAATCAAAGCCAACACCAGCCCCACAAATATATAGAACCTTACCATTAATAAAGGCATTATGTTTTGAGCTACGATTGAATAAATAAAGTAAATAGGCGGGATAATTATTGTAATAACCACCTTCTTTTT